AATATTGGCGTGGATGGTAATTTTGAATTTACAAGTGGAACTGTTCAAGATGGAGTACTTATTCCTGACGTAAATTTGAATTTTGATAGAATAAATGATGGAAATCCTAATACTTGTGTACAAATAGAAGGAAATTTTATAAGTATATTTAATACTGAATATGGAGCATTAGACAATTACCTTTTATCATCTACTGCTTTTTTAAAATTTAATTTTGATTCCTTACCTTCCGATGTTAAGATTCAAATAAATGACAATTCATCTTGGACAAGAATAATAGCAAAAATAGAAAATTTAGAAACTTCATCAGATCAATTTGCAGGTATTACACAATTAGACTTAAACAGAATAACTTTGCCAGTTATTTCAGTTTTTCCATTATCAACAAATGCACCACAGTCATTTGGAATTGCCATATTAAAAACTGGTTTTACTCCTCCTCAACCTCTTGTAAGATCGTTTATACAAAATGATTTTTGCAGACTTTTACATAAATTTGGTTCATCGTTTGAACCACCATTAGGTACTAATTTTATACAAGCACCGCCTGTAGGTAGTAACGAACAAGCTTTTACGTCAGGTGATAATACCTATTTCCATACATTTGCCACAAGTGAATCCGAATATAATAGTTATGATAGTGATGACATAGAAAATAATCCAATTAGTTGTATAAATCCTCAATTAGTTCCTGCTGAATCAAATTCATATTGTTTAGGACTGCCTAAGATTAGGCATTTAGGTAGTGGAGAAAATTTGCAAGATACTCCTATTAATATACCAGTTAAAATTAGAATTTACGAATCTCGTTTATATGCTTTTGGAACTATTGATAATTTATTAAAGAAAAACTTTTATGCAAATGTTTGGGGTAGAAAATCAGAGTTTAATTTTTACTCAACTTCTTCTATACTATATACATTCAATTTAGGACAATTTGCTAGTCCTTTACAAAATTTATTAAATACAATAATCAATGCTACTGATAGCGCAGAAGAAATATTAGATGAAATTGAAAATGCTATGAATGATGCTTCACCTCTTTTAACATCAGAAATGCCTTACTCTTTTAATATAGTTCCTTTAAAAGCTGTGCAATATAATTCATTAGGAGATGTTGAAAAAGAGGTAAATATTAAAAGTTGGAAATTTAACTTAATTAATTCAAATGATGTATACTATATAAATTTTGACTTTCAAGGATTAACTGAAAATGAAGACTTCGAAGAGATATTTATGATACAATTAGGTAATTTAAATGGAGAAATTGTAGATGAATATGAAATATCTATTGATTCTGATAAGGAAAATATATTTATATCACCAATAGAAAATCCTGCTGATATAGTAAAGCATATATTAGAGGAAGAATGCAAGTATGATGGTGAGTTTAATGACGATGAATTTAATGCAATAAAAGAATTACATCCTGACTGGACTTTTGCTTTTACGCAGAGCAAACTAATAAGTTCCAAAAAATTAATAGAAGATTTTTCAAGATCAACAAAGTCTTTTCCAAGATTTCGAGCTGATGGTACTTTTGGTTGGAATGTAGTCAAAGATACTTATTCAAACGATGATATAGACTTAATAATAGAAGAATCAGATATTATTAACTATAAATATGATAGAACAAAATTAGAAGATGTAAAAACAAAAGTAAAGGTTTTATTTAATATTGACTATGCTCAAGGCAATCATTTATTTTCTACAGATGAAATTTTGGCAACAGACTATGTAAATACTAGTATATATCAGTATTATGGTTTAGCGACTGACGATTCTGACTCTACTTTAAACTTTGAAAGTGACTACATTAGAGATAGATATACAGCAGAACAGTTGCAAAATTGGTTACTTACTTGGAATATGAATCAAAAGAATTTAATTAGCCTTACTTTACCTATTAAGTATATTAAGTTAGAAGTTGGTGATGTCGTCGCTTTAGACAAAGAAATACAAGGAACAAAAATATTTGGTGAAACTTACACACAAACATCAATAGATAGAAATGGACAAGAAATATATCCATACTTTATGGTATATGAAACTAATAAGAATTTAGAAAAAGTAGATATAAAACTAATACAACTACACAACCTAGATATTAATAGTTTAGGAACGGTTGAAGAGCCAGAAACACAACAAGAGGAATCTAATGTTGTATTGCCAACAGGTGATGTAAATGGCGATGGCAATATAGATGTTGTAGATATAGTAAATGTAGTTAGTTTTGCTTTAGGAGTAAAGCAACCTACAGATGAAGAGTTTTTTCAAGCAGATATTAATCAAGACGGAAATATTGATGTATTAGATGTGGTAACTTTAGTTAATATAATATTAGGATAAATATGAATTTGTTATATGGAAATGGTGAGGTAGTTTTAGAAGAAAATACAGAAGTTGTTGGTCTTCAAATACACTTTATGGGTAAAATAAATGTAGTAAGCAAACTTCCTGACAACTTTAATGTAATATTAGCAGATGGAAAGATGTTAATATATAGTTTAGAATTATTAGTTCTGCCTGAAATATTATTTACTTATAATGGCTCTTTAAGAATAACACAATGTATTGCTTCGACTAGTGAAGGAGTTAAAATTAATGTAATTCCTGTAAATAATAATTTAGGTTTTTGGTCTATGACTTTAGGCACATATGATTCAGGTTCGGAATGGGAAAGCTATATAGGCGGAAATAGATTTGGTAAAAAAGTATTAAGACAAAAAAATAATATACCTAAATTAGAAAAAGGTACAAAAGTAGTTAAGAGAGAAAGTGTAGCAAGAAATGTGTTGCGACAGACAACTAGAAGTAGTGGAGGTTATTAATGGCTAAATATCAAAACGTAGGTACGCCAAGATTTTATGTAGATTATTTTCAATATGCTTTGACGACAGGTATATTATCAGATGGAGATATATTTATAACAACTGGAAGTAATGAAAATTTAGATCAAATAAATAACTTATTTTACTTAAATCCTACAAAAACCAATATAATAAAAGAGGAATATTTAACAGACTTGGTAGCTTTCAAAGAATTAAATATTGGAACTACAACCAATTTCAAGGCGACTGACTATGCTTTTGACTATTATGGAATATTTAATCACAATTTAAAAGAAGTAGATACAGGATCAATACAAGGTGGAACTATTTCTTTAGGATATACAGAGAGTAATGAAGCTAATTATTCTGCTTTGCAAAACATGGAAAATAAATTTAAAATAAATATGAATGACAATACTGTTAATGCAAATGGCTTTTCATTTGTAGACTTAAAGTCATCCGATGATGAGATTAGTGCAATACCAATATCTACTTTTTTTAATTTTAGATTTGATCCAACCAATCAATTAAAATTGGGTGCATTAACTGCAGGATATTATTATGATATGCCTCACTCACCTGACTTAGACTTAACTCTTACAAGAGAATATGGTGGATCAACTAAGCAGTTTACTAAAGGTGGTGCGCTTTTAACAAATTACAACTATACTCAACCACCTACTTGGGGAGATGCTGAGGCGTGGGGTACTTATATAGATACACCAAGAAAAGTACAGAAAAGAAGAGCAGGTAGGAGAAGATGGGATTTAAAATTTTCCTATATAGCATCGTCAGATTTAATGGCTGATATTGAAACATTAGACAATGATATTTTAGGAGAGTTAAATATACTTCCTCATACTTACAATCAATTTGATAGTGGATCAACAGAGGATGGTCTTGATTTTGTATTTACACAAGACACAAGTTTCTTTACTCAATTTATGCAGAAAACTCTAGGCGGTAGTTTAAGGTTTATATTTCAACCAGATAAAACTGACTTTACTCCTGATGGCTTTGCTATATGTGTATTAGATCAAGACTCAATATCTTTCAAGCAGGTAGCTCACAATACTTATAATGTAAGTCTTAAAATTCTTGAAGTCTGGTAGGATCAGGTAAAGGAAAGTCTAAAAACTGAGCCGACCATCTAATAATTCTATCAAGATACTCTTGAAACTCATCTTGTGATAATTTACTAGTAGACTGCACATCAAACTTAAACTTTAATACCTCGTGCATCTTATTATCAGAATAACCTAGATGTTGTGCTAACAGTCTTACTATTACGCCTCTATAGTAGTTATTTTGTTTGCTAGTTTTTTTCTTTGGTAGTTCTTTTACAGTTAAGACAACATCTCCATGTAACTTATACAAATCGTTTTGAAAATCGTCTTTATTATTTAAGGTTAGCTTACCATTCTTAACCTTGCCAAATACTCTAATTTCAATCAATAAAATATCTCCTAAGTAGCTTAAATGCTTCTTTCCATACATCTATACGATAATGCTCGTTAAATCGTTTAATACCCATGCCATGCCTATCCTGGTGATGTTCTCTACATAGAGGTATACAACTGAAGTCTTTAGGTGTTTGTTTGTTTCTATTATTGCCCATACCTATAGCTTCTAGGTGATCAGGATCAACAGGTGTGCCGCCACATATTAGACAATGTTGCGATTTAATATACTTTAAGTATTCTTTCGTGTCGATCATTTATTTGCCTCATAAAATGCCTTAGCAAAACCTTGCGGTGTTATTGATCTTCTTTCTAGCCTTGTTAATTTACCAAAATATTCTGGATGAATTTCTTTACTCTTTAACCTATCAAATTTTGGTTTATCACAAATTATTCTTTTTTCTTTAGGCTTATTAAAATAACCCCATAAACAAGTTCTTTTTTTATAATTATCACCAAAATAATAAGGATCAAACTCATAATGTGGATGTCCTAAAAATCTTTTGAACAAACCCTTTGGATTTTCTAATGCCCAAAATTTTAAAGTAGTGGTCTTTGCATATGGACTAGGTATATCATATTGACATTTTGCAATTATATTCAAACAAGCATTTACAACCTGATATGCTTTTTTTAAATCTCGTGGCTTTCCTGTTGTTTTTGCAAAACTAAATTGATCACAAGGTGGTGCTGCAAGTATTCCATAAACATTTTTTGGTGGATTAAAATGCCTAACATCATTTTTAGGTAAAGTAACTAGTCTAACATCATACCCATTATCTTTGTATGGTTTACTCCAAGAGCCAGTTCCTCCACATAAGTCTAATATTATTTTATTATTACTCACTTACTTAATTCGTATATCTTATCGTGTAATTCTTTTTTTTCTTTTAAATAATCAACTGCTCTCATCATCAAGTATGTTTCACCACGATCCTCTTTAAAAGCTACCATATCTACATTATCTGTCATACCTAGAAACTTTGGTATCTGTTTTCTGCATTTAGCTTGTACTTTAGTTTCACCTTCAACAAGCAAATCAACTTCTTCAGGCAGTCCTAATGACTTACCATTACTTCCCCAAGCTCGGACAGCCTTAAATTTAAATGACTCAAACAACATAACAAGTTGTCTTTCAAATCTATTACCCTTCTCTTTGGATTTGTTCGGCATCTGATTCTCCTAATGTTTTGTTAAACTTCATTATTACATCATTTAATTCACCATCACTTAAATCATTAATTTTAAAATGTGGCGAATCATTCTGTACTTCTAGTTGATGTAGTGGTTTGCTTTTATGATATAAGCCTAAATTTGCCCATATAAGGAACTTTTTTATTATACTTATAGTGAACATGGTATTCTCCTAACTCTTAGGTGTAAAAGCCTTGTTTTTAAAATGTCTATCATATCTTTAGTGATCTCAATATTATAATCGGTAATTTTTCCTAAATTTTTTTGATAATCTTCAATCATTATCTCATATGTTTCTATTACTACATGGTTTTTTTCTTTCATTGTATCCTTTGTTTTGTACGGACTGATGCGGAAGGCAACATATACATATAGATTTGACTCCTCAATATAGTTCTATACACTTCCGCACTATCTAGTAGTTACCAACAACTGACGAACAGTCCGCTTTGTTATGTAAGGAGTTTTTATCCTGCAACTTCCAGCCAGTAAATTTTGAAAATGAGCCAAGCCACATTCAAACCTGACTCATTTTCTTTTCGTTCTCTCCCAGAGTTTCTTACCACTTTCTCTCCTAGCGCAACTCTCACAAATTATTTGTTCTTCCCATTCCACTTCTTTAAACATAGCCTTCATTAAACTTTTATCATCTTTATACATATGTGTTCCATATTTACTACACATATCGCATTTACTATCGAGTTTGCCTAAATAATAAATCATCTTTTTTACTCCATTTAACTGCAATATTATCTGCAACATTAATAGGCAAAAGATAACCTTTACTTGTTTTTGTTTCTGTATTTTTATATTTATTTTTTTTATGTAGAGTTTTTAAAGTACGGATTGGAAATTTCCAATAATTATCATAATCTCCAATTAAATATTCTTCAGATTTATCTTTTCTATATATGCCACTTTCAGTCCAATTCTTAATATTTTCATTTGTTTTTTCATGAGTTTCAATATATAAATTTCCTGTTTTTTTATAATTACAATCTAATTTAATTTCAATATTTAAATTATTTTCTCCAACTTCAAATTGAAATGTTTTAGTTTGATAAAAAAACATATTTATACCTTTAGATTGATATAATTCTTGGATAAATGTAGCATATTTATCTCCTTTTTCCATCATTTTATCATAATATAAGGTCATACTTGATTTCCCCAAACATCCCAATCATCTACTTTTTTTCTGCTAAAAAGTTCAATTTTATTGCTATAAGGATATAAGGTATTTATTATTTCTCTAAATTCTTCAGGTTTTTCACTATGTTTATTTGTTTTTTCAATACTTTGTACACTATCAAAAAGTTTAATATTTTGAGGCGTATAGCTTCCTCTAGTACAAATTAATAAAAATTCATGCCTTACGGAGTTGTAATGCCCCATATTATGTTTTACTTTATCCCATACAAATGAAGATTTGTAATTAAATCCCCAAGCATTAATGACTAAAAAGGTATCTTCAAGAAGTGGTGATGTAGTCCATAAAAATAAAATAGAATTTTTATCTGCTATCTCACCTATATCTAATTCACAAAGTTCATCTATTGACATCGTAGGATAATGTTTTTCTGCACCACCTAATTTTTCTGTATTTTGTTGATCATTATATTTCCATGGTGGATCAGCATATATAACTTGATAAATACCTTCAACCTGTTGAGGATTAGATTTTTTAATTTCTTCTATTTTTTCTTGCCTTTCTATCTGCCTTGCTACTCTTATTGCTCCACTAGTAGATAGCTCTTTTTCAACCTCTAAATAATTTTCAAACTTTTCTTCAGGTATGTTTGCTATTTTTTGCCATCTTGACGATTGATTTTTAGAAATACCCATGTTTTTTAGCGCAGGAGCAACGGTACCAGCCTGGTACCGTTGATATTCTCCTGGTTTTTGCAATTCAGTTTCCTTTAATAGTTCTCCTGCTCTTCTTTCGGCACGAAGTTTAATTTCTTCTGCCTTTCTTATAACTTCTGGCGACTCTTTAGCTTGTTTTAAGGCATACCTATAAGCCTCAGCTTTATCTCGCAGTTGTTTTATCTCATCTACAGAATGACACTCTACTACTGCGTTTTTCATTTTATTCCATAATATTAACTCACTCATTGTTTTCCTTGCATTTTTTGCATATTTTTTTTGTTTTTCCTAATGATGTAATATCGTAATACATCAATTCCTTGTTTAAATTCATGAACATAGGTGGTATTTCCCATACTTTCTTACATTTTGTACAGTATCTAAGTTTTTTATCGACTGAAGGCTCTTGTTGGCGTTCATGCTTTCGATGAGTGTCGTGCCTTGATGGATATAAGTCTTGAAAATAGTCATTAACCCACCATCCGTTTGGAAACTTTGGACATAATTTTTCTAATTTCTTCTGGAGATGCAGATCGTTCTTCATATTTTTGTTGTTGTTTACGAAATTGTCGTCTTTCTTTCTGCATTTTCTCATCACTCAAATCTACAATATTATTTTTATTATTTTCCATATTATTTTTATTCCAGTTTCCTGCCGCCATATGCCAATTCCTCATCTTATTCTTACCTACCATCCAACCTTTAGACTCGTAAAAGTAATAAAACTTTTCTGCTTGGTTCTTAAAGTCAGGATATTTCATTTTTTTAAAGTAATTTATAATTTCATCTAAGCTTGGACTTTTAAACCTAACATCCTTTTTAACTTTAACTTGATCCTTATCCTTATCTTTATCTTTAACTCCTAATGAAGAGTTGTTTAAGGGTTGATTAAGAGTTGAATTTATAATATTATGTTTAGTTAAAATACCTATAACAGACTTATGTGCATTAACATTAGGATTTAAAGTTCCGTATTGAAATTCACAAAAATCATTTAACCAATATTTTTTATCACTTATTTTTATAATTTGCTTTTCAAAGCTTTTTGGTAGTTTTGTAACCTGGAAGCCAACCATAAACGAGGTCAGCTTCCAATTTACTTCCCAAATACCTGCATGATCGCAAGAATCGGTCATATATATCCACAAAAGCTTATCTTTAGGCTCTAAGTCCATAAACCAAGACTTGTTCCATTTTTGAGTATCTGTGAATCGTTTAGCCATTAGAATGGCATTCCATCATCTTCGGACTTTAAATTATCAGCTAAATTTATACTTAGAGATAAGAAAGCTTTGCCACTATTTGTAGCAACTTTTTTCCAAGCAGCGATGCGAAATTCTGCACCATCTACATTTAGCTTACCTGTCATATCAGGCTTTTTATCGTCTGGATTATTTGTGTCTTTTCCGTCATTTACAAATAAAACACCTTTGTTTGTGTTGTCATATTCCATTTTATCTCCTTATGATTTTGACATTTCTGTGCCATTCATGGCAGTTTTTAAATAGGCATTTACTTTTAGCTTAACTTGTTCATCGGTTTCGTACATTAACATTTGTTGCATGGTGCTTTGTAATAAGCAACCAAATAGCATATGTGCATTATCTTCATCAAAATATTCAAACTTATCATTTGTAATAATATAATTCATAAATCTAACATTTTCTTTGTGAATACCATGTGCGGCTATGTTATATTTCATATTTTCTTCTAACTCCATAATTACTCCTTTAATTTATAATTCGTTTATATCGAATTGTATTTTCTTTTTACTATAACTCTTACCTGATTTATTCAAAGGTAAATCATCTTTTGGTATAGACATTTCATTGCCATCATCATCTTTTTGTCCAAGTCCAAGCATCGCAGTTAGTAAATATCTTCTACCATATGTCATAGCTTGTCCAACTGTATGAGGTGTTACGTTACCTTTTCTATCTTTGACAGGCATCATTATTTCTGATGACAACATTTGACCTGATGTGTGCATTAATTTGCAAGTGACCAGGAAGACACCATCGCGCCATTCTGATCCTTGTGTAACTGATAAGCCATACTTAGGTAGTATTTCAAGACTTGTTTCTAAAACTGCTTTTAAGTCTGCATAGTCTGAACCAAAATGTGGATTCTTTGAATTTTTTACAACTCCATTTACTAACTCTTTTTGAGCTTCCATTAATGCAGTTGCTATTTCGTTTAAGTAATTTGTCATTTATTTCCTTTCATTTGTAAGTAACCTACAAATACATCTATATTTGTATGGTAGTTTTAATGTTAATTCCTTTCATTGTTTATCGAAGAACAAGAGCCTTTCATTAGGCTCTTTTTCTTTTCAAAATAATATCCTTATTTATAATTCTAACTTGCATAGTTTTTTATCAAATCTATCAATTTTTGTTTGATAGTAATATTATCTTTTGCAGTTTTAACTTTTAGTTTAGTCCATAAGTCAGAATCAACTTGCAGTAAATATTTTTTATCCATTTTATTCCTTTCTATATTATGTCTGTTAATATCCAAGATGTTTGTCTTTGTCGAGGCAGTCTTGCAACTTTCTTTACTTGGACTATACTATCTTGTCGCATACTACGAAACTCACGTTCATAGCTACTGCTGCTACCTAGTCTTTTTCCAAACCTCTGTAAACCTTCAAAGCTTAAGTCTTGTATGTCAGACGTTCTAAAGGTCTTTTCTCCAATACTTTCTTTAACCTGGTAGAGGTAATTTAATATATGCTTTCTGATTGTCATTGTTTATCCTTTCTTATTTTATAGTTCTAAATATGAAATATATCTTGTCCATTATATCGTAAATCAATACTAACATACTTAAATTAGTTATCAAAATTATAATAATAATTATAAGTATAAAAGTAAAATATTTATCAATTTTATAATTCATCGATATACCATTTTTCTTTAAATTGATCTATCTGTGATTTGATGTATGATGGATTAGAGTTATGATCTATATCTAAACATATTTTTAGCAATTCGTAAAATTTAGTTTGATATTCACATAATATTAAGTCCATATCAGTCATCTCATCTGATTTAGTACCAAAAGTCATTTTCATCGTAATCTCCTTCATCTTTTAGTTTTTTAACATAGCAAGTTGAACAAAATAACTCTGTTCCTTCTGATATACTTGCTTTTGATTCGTAACAAGTGTCGCACAATGCTTCGTTCATTTTTCCTCCTCAAATACATTTTCTAATATGTCAAATATTGCCACGTCATTTAACAACATTGCTCCGTCATTCCAAATCCTGGATTCGGTTAGTGCCGCCTCAAATTCTTTTTTAAGTTTTTTGTATGTATTTTGTTGATTCATTGTTTATCCTTTCTAAAAATTATTTAGTGTTTTTATAATTTATACTTTTCAATTTTAACATCATCATAGCCATCTTGTATATATTGATTTGCCAAATCTTCTGCTTGTTTTTTATGCATATAATAATCATTAATTTCTGTGCCGCCAATCCATACACTATAGCCTACAAATTTCCATATTGCTTTGTTATGTTTAAAAAAACTTTTTTCTTTCATTTGTTTTTCCTTTCATTTTTAAAATTATTTGTGTTTTTATAATTTATCTAATTGTTTAAGTGTACCTTTAAAAATTGGTATTTCTTTATACTGATTTGCAACGACATCTATAGTTTTTATACTATACTCTATACCTTCAATAATACCTTCGTTTATGTGTTGTTCTTTAAGGTTAATAGGTTTATCATCGTTTTTAACCTCATTAAGATAGTCGTTTAATAGTCTTTTAATTTCATCTAACATTTTTTATCCTTTCAAAATATGAAGTAATATTTATAATTAAAATTATTAATATAATTTATAATATACAAGTTATTTATAAACTTGGATAACATCACCATTTTTTAAAGTATATGATCCGTCAAAATTTGTTTTGACAATATGTTTTTTAATTTCTTGGAATTGCTTATTCGTAAAGTCTATATGTATTTTATCTGCATTTTTTAAGTATATGCTACATTTTATCATTTTAAATTATCCTTTTTATTTATTGTTTTTTTTTATGCAATTTAGTATAATAATTAATTGATTTGCCCATTTTATCAAACCAATCATTATATTCATAATAATTATAATGTTTATCTAATTCATAGGCAAATAACTCTATGTGAGTATCAAATATTTCGTTATCATATTTAATTTTCTGATCTATTTCAATGTTTACTAAATCCTCAAAAGGTTTTAATAATTCATTATAAATATTACTAGCAACTTTTTTAGCTATTTTCATTTTAAATTATCCTTTCTATTTATAATTGTTAAAATATGTTATCTAACTAATTTTATGCCTAAAACATTGGCAACTTTATTTAATAATATATTTGTATAATATTTTTTATCTGTTGTCATTTCATTAACAAAGCCTTGCTCAAATAAATATTCAATAGCATCAATACATTGTTTATCATTAACATCATTTAATTGTGAATATTTAATTCTATTTAGTTCATGAAATGTTTTATTTAATGTTTTAGATAGTTTTTTATTTTGTTCGATAAAAAAATCATAGCCTTTTTTATAAGGTGTTTCAATGTTTTTAAAGCCTCTTTTGGTTATATAATATTTTTTATTATTATCTTGTTTTATAATTCCTAATCGTTTCATTTCTGTAATATTTGTACAATAATAACCTCTTGGGGCTTTGCCTTTATTGTTATTTATTTTCCAAATAATGTTTTGAAATTCAGTATATCTGAATTTATTTTTGCCTATTTTTTTAAGTGCTTTTGTCATAATGTTTTTCATTTCAAATTATCCTTTCTTTTTATAATTCTTTTTTTACAATTTCTTTACATTTTTTTGAATTACATATATTATAATAATTCAAAGTCCTATACTCTATTTTTTCATTTACTTTTGTTTTTTTACCACATATATCACAACTCATTTTAAAATTATCCTTTCTATTTATAAGAAATATCTTTTGTTAGTGTCTAACTTATAAGCGATGCCAAAACAAATTAATGCCGCAGGATACACAATCAAATGTTCCGATCCACTCAAAGCAAGAACAAAAAATATTGTTAATAGTGTTTTAATTATTAAGTGTTTCATTTTATATCTTTCTATTTTTTTAATGCTTTTTTTATTTCTTTAGCAATTATATTGTCTATTTCTTTAATGGTTTTTTTGCTTAATGGTTTTAATTTGTGTTTCATTTTATGCCCTTTCTAAATATGTTTTTAAGCTTGTAATAATACTTTTTTAATGTATATAAAATTAAACTTTCTTTATCTTGCAATAAGTTGTATTTATCCGATGAAATAAACATTTCTAATTCTTTTTTATTCATTGTTTTTTATCCTTTCTATTTATAGTTATTTACAAAATTATCAATAATGTTTAATAACTCTTTAAATTCAATATTTTGTGTTATTTCTTTTTGATTTTCGTTTAATTCGTTTAATTCTTCATCTAATTGTGTTAAATCGTCATAAATTCTATTTATTATATTTTTTATATGATACATTTTTTATCCTTTCTTTAATAATTAGCTATTATAAATTTATCTTTATTAACTCTAATAACTTGTGTATACTCCTCAAGGTCGTCAAGTGTTTTTATTTCTTCGTTTTGATATTCGTTTTGATATTCCTTAAAGTTTTCGTATTCTGTAAATTCACAACAAAATCCGATAACATCAAATATAACTTCTGTATCTGTACTTTCTTCGTATTCTTCAATATAGTCGAAAAATGCTTCTAAAGCTTCATAACTGAAGTTATTTGGTCTAATATCTAAAAAATCTCTTATAAACATTTCTTTTGTTACTATTGTTTTCATTATTTAACCCCTTGCATTATTTGAATTATTAAAACGCTATAAAACCCAATAAAAGACACTAAAAAACAAGTAAACGAAACTATAAAACAAAATTTTATAAAATTATTTTGCTCATTTTTAAATGATCTTGTTATTACATTTAATATATTAGATATTGTTTTAAATAATATTAACATTTTTTTAACCTCTATTTATTTATTAAGTTTTAAAAGTCTAAGCCTTTAACGGAAAAACTTATTCCATTATATATAAAACATATCATCGTTATAAATTGTAAAAATAATAATGATAAAGTAAAAAAAGATATTATATGCATTAAGTTAATTTTATTAAGTAAGTATTTCATGTTTTTAATTCCTTTTGTTTATTGTTATTTTAATTACTTACATAAGTTAAATAATAAATATTATATAAACCAAATACTTTTAAATAAAAGTTAATTTTTTTTATTTTTATGAGGTGAAAAAAGTTTAATAAATATCTAAAATGCGACGGCATCAATACAACTTCATATATATAAGACTATAAACAATAATAACTGTTTTTAAATAGCTTTTTAAGCGTTTTAAATATCTTTTAATATATCTTTTAAAGTCTTTATTTAGTTTTTAAAATGTCTTTATTTAGTGCGATCACTCCACTTATAAACGCAAGTAATTTGTCTATTTTTTTTATTTGTATGGTTAAAGTATCACTTTAAGTGATCCAGGTAACTTAATTTATGGTAAGTAAGTGTTTACTTGCTAAGTAAGTGAGTATTTACTCCAGGATCGTGCATATCGTGCATAGGGGCGTATAGGCAAAAAAGGTGTAGGAGAGATACCAAAACTCACAAATATGTCAAAATGAGTCAAGTCCTTAAAACAAGTTGTAATTTTGTCAAAAAAAATTCTATATTTGACTATGCCGAAATTAATTAAAAAAGAAGTTAAAGATAGAGCTATGCAAATGTTGGCTGAAGAACCAAATGCGTCTTTGGCGTCAGTTGCAGATGCTTGTGGTATTGGAATTACTACGCTTAAGACCTGGAAGGCTGATGCAGGTTTTAATGAAGCTGTGTATACTAAGTATATGAGTACATCAGGTTTTAAGATGACGCAGGTTATGGATGCCGCGTTTAGAGAAGCTAAGCTAGGTAATGTATCTGCTATGAGGTTATGGGCAGAAATGTCAGGTAAACTTGTTAAACGTATTAGTATTAAGAATGAAAGTCCATACGAAAAGTTTATAAATATGAGCAATATTGAAGATGCCGAAGTTATGGACTATGAAATTACTTCAGAATTGCCTGAGAGAGATACAAGCAATGATAAGCCTAGAGTAAAGGCTAAAAAGGAGCGAGAAAGCTTAAATAACGCCATAAAACGTGGTTATAAGAAAGAAGTATCGCCAGAACAACGCGCAAAGAATAGAAAAAAGAGTTTAGAGTCGTACAAAAGGCAACAAAGAGCTAAAAAAGTAGGTTTAGAGCCTTTAGGTAGACGCACAGGTCAAGCTAGAGAAGAATGGTATGCAGAATTGGATCGTAGAGAAAAGGAGAATAGATGATATTTGCTACATGGTTAATGGTTGTTATTGGTACTATATCGGTAAGTGAGTGCTTAAATTGTTACTATCCTAGAATAGAAGAAACATATGATAGCGAAGGCTTTATGTGTTCTTGGGAGTTAGATGACTTCGAGTATGACGAAGTAAATGGCTATGTCCTTAAGGAGTTTGACTCAACTGATAATTGTTTTGAGGCTAAATTTAGAGAGCTTAAGCAACGCCCATAAAAGTTATACTATCTATGTCGCAGTCCTCGCATATCTCTCTGTAAACATCATAAGGAATTGGAACATCTGCTATGACTTCGTCTGAAGGTCGTGTTTCTTCTTCTAAAATTTTTAAAAATCTGGTATTTTGACTTGTTTCTTTGATAAGTTTCTTTATGTTTTTATCCACTCTGAGCAGGTAGGTTATCATTATGATCTCTAATTTACTTAATTCTTCGTCAGAACTTGCTAACTTTTTCTTCATAAGCTCTATAAGCTCTTCCATATGACTCCTAGTCTTTTAAAAACCTTCTTATGTTCTTGTATAGGTTTTTATTTAATTTTTTAAATTCAGTCTTTACATTATTTGTAAAATTACCTTTTCCTGTTATTGGTAAGAAGTTTCTAGCTTGAACTGGCGCAAAATCTAGTAATATATTTCTTTTTTCCATAGCCTTAGTCCACTTATTAGGTCGTATTTGTTGATATTTTAAGTGATATTTACCATATTCTAACATAGATACACCTCCATCTACTGCTTTAATAGAATTTAGAAGCCTTCCTGTGTGTATTAATGGTTTTTCACTTGTAGTTTTGAAGTTTCTAGCGTGTCCTGATAAGCCTTCTCGTCTAATTCTTTTTGTTGTTTCGGATAAAGGCTTAAATTTTCCAGACTTTATGTTTTGCTTTGCTGCTTTTGCAACAATTTTTGCTCTTAATTGTGAGTCTGCACCTATTATTTTATCTAAATTCTTAAATAATTTAGCAAAATTTAAGTTATTTACTTTAAGTTCTATTCTGCTCATTCAATATTTCTTGATTGACTACTGCATTAGCATTGACTATCTGTTCGGCTTCTTCTAAAGACAAGTCTGTATTAATTTCGTTAAGCAATTTAGGTCTAGTTGTTAGGTTGTTACTTAGTCTATAAGTATTCCAAGCAATTTGATCTTGGATTGACTGAGGATATTCAGGTTCAACGAAATTAACACCAAAATTATTAGGAAGATTGATATTATTTGCTTGACCAACTGCCTTTTCAACAATAAAAAACTCCTCTTCATACATTCTAAATAGCTCAAGATCATCATAGTAATCCTCTGTTCTTTCTAAGTCTTTAATCATAAGACTAACACCTGATGGCATTTCGCCACCTTGCTCTGCCCAATTTATCATTAAATGGTTGTTAGATGCAACGAGTTCTATTTGGAACTTTACATTTTCAATAACTGCGTTAATATCACCTTCAGGAGCAACTATATCAAATGTAGAACCTTCTGGCAAACCTAATATACTATCTGATCCTGTTCTAATAGTGTTTACATCTATGTCTGCACCTGTAGTTACTGGCTGTCCGAACATTTGAAACCTTAAACCAAGTTGCATTTCAGTCATCGTTATATTTACTTGCTCGTTTACATTGACAATATCGTTAGCACCTTCAACAAAATGTGAGTCTATTTGATCTTCTCTGTGTGTAAATACAAATGGTAGCATTCCAAATCCATGCTCGTATTGCATTGTTATGTTTCCATCTTCATCATATTGAGCATAATGAGTGTCATCCCAATAGGCATATTCTAATTTTCCTGAATCAGATATGTCGTTTACAGGGAGGAGTAGCGGATAGGTTATTGCCATAGGCAAAAACGGATCGTCATCAAAGAACGCATTGTAATAATATATAGGTCTATAGTCAAAAAAAGTACCATTGGCATCTTCTTTGACCATTACCCTGTTTGCTATTGTACCAACAAGCCTCGTCATTCGTTCTATGTGCTTCATTCTAGCGTTCTTCTTGCGTGTTAAAGAGAGGTACTCATCGCTGACATTCCTATCCGCTCCTAAGGTATATATTCTCGACATCTTATTAATAAATCTTCTTGTAAAATTCACAGAGTAAGGAGGTATCTCTCTAAATGCTTGAGAGTTAAAGTGATCTATTATATATTTATCTGTTTCACAGTCTGTGTAGTAGTCTACCATGCGTCTTATTTCATCGCGCCTGGCGTTTGCAATTCTTAACTTTTCATTCTTTAACGAGTCTTGTATTATGTCTTGTGCAATCATCTTTGTAGTATCCTAACTTCTCTTTTTTTAATTGGAAATCTATTAATGAAAAAATATCTTAAAGCATCACAACCATGATCGTGATAACCATCTTTGACTGGATCAGGCTTAAGTGGAAAACCTTCTTTAGGTTCAGGATAGCGATAGTTTTCTAAGTCCTCTGCTATACCTAAACATTTTTTATTTACATGAAGGAATCTCATACCTTCGGCATTTTCTATAAAACCTCTAACGTGAGATACACCTGCTTCAAGTTTTCTTGAAACTTTATCTCTAATTGTCCTTACGATAATACCATGCCTTCTAAAAATCTCTATATCTCCTAAACCTGTTTGACCTTGAGCTTGTCCACCTGCAGGATCGCCAAAGTAAACAACACCTTTGTAATGTTTTGCTTTAATTCTTTTAGCAAGTTCATCTGTTTTAATATCTCTGTCGTGTATAATTTCATCTATTATTTTGACGTGCCACATACCTGCTTCTCTATATGTTTGCATCCACAATACAGCAGGTTGCCTATATCCAAAGTCTATACTGCAAAAAGTAGGCAAACCAGGATCATATTTAAAATCACCCATATCAAGATTACGATCAAACGGATAAACTCTACCTGCAAAACTTGTAAACTTTGCTCCATACTCTTGATCATAAACTTCTTTTGCCAAATTTCGCTTAGCTTCTAGTAGATCGGCATCGCGACTACCATCAGGATAAGCATAATTATTTTCATAACTAGGACTGTTAAATGAATGCCACATCTCATCCTTTTGTCCAAGCAAGTATAAATCATATATCCAATTAAATCCTTGTGGCGTTGTTATAAAAAGAGCTTTACCTTTTCTATCAGATAGCGTAGGTCTTAAATACATTTCCCACGTCTTTTTCTTTATTTTAGCAGCCTCATCTAGTATAAGTAAGTCTAAACCTTCACCAACTAAGCTATCAGGCTTGTCGGCACTTTTACCTTCTACTACGCTACCCCATTCAAATTCTATATATTGGTCTTTGTATGAAGCTCTAGTTGTTTCAAAACCTTTTTCCACAACCATTTTATGCCAAATCTCTCTAAATATCTTTTCAGAACCATCATAGGTTGGCGCAACGCACCAAACTCGTTTATTAGGTTTCGCAAGTATAATTTGAGCCTCTATAGATGCGCTTACAGACTTTCCCCATCTCCTACCACAGACTGCCACACAAAATCTCCAATCTTTGTTTGGAAAGTGCAACTTTTTTTGTCCGTTGTGAGGAACATAGTCTATAAAATCAAACCAATTTTCCTTAAATTCTTTATTTTCCATACTTAGTAGTCAAGCGAATTTAATATTATTTTCACAAAATTACACTATATATAGTATGTTTTGTCCGAATTATTATTAATATACCACCATATTTTGAACACAAATCAGTTAAAAATAGGAGGGCAGTATGTCCGAAGAAACAAAAGTAGCAACCGAAACAGTTAGTGAGGAAACTACACAAGAAGCACCTACAAACACTCCTGATGTAGGTTCATTAATTGCAGAAAGCAAGAAGTATAGACAAAGGAGTCAGGAAGCTGAAGCTAAACTTGCAAAACTTAAGTCTAAGTTAGAAGAACAAGAAAAAGCTAAAATGGTAGAAAAAGAAGAATGGAAGAGTTTGTACGAAAGTGAGAAAGGCTATAAAGATAAATATCATAGCCTGGTAGATCAGCGAAAAGCTCAACTATTAGAAAATCTACCTCCTGAACAGCAAGAACGATTTGGCAATAAGGACTTGGATGTTATTGAGTTTATGGTAAACGAGTTAAAGAAAGCAACTCCAAAAGAAGTTACTGCGGTTGGATCAATCAATCCAGTAGTTTCTAAAAAACCATATTCTCAAATGAATGATCAAGAACGAAGAGCCTATTATAACGAAATGCTTACCAAAAAAAGGTAAAAAAATTTAGGAGAATAAAATGGCATTAGCAGGAACAAATAATATAGCACTAGCAGGAGGTTTGCAAGATAGTACCGCTGAAGCAACTTTGCAAAACTTTATACCCGAAGTGTGGGGCGCATCAATTATGGACTATATGGAAAAAAGTCTAGTATTTGGTGCAATAGCAAACGATCTTTCAGCATTAGTTGTTGCAGGTGGTGATAAAATTCACTTACCTAAACATTCTGAGCTTACTGCTTCAGATACCTATGGATCAGGTGTAGTCGAAACATTGATTGACAATAACCTAGCATTCGCTAAAACAACAGGTGCAGAAGATGAATATACTTTAGATATTAATCAAGCAATTCATAGCGCAATCGCTATTACTGATGTAGCAAAAATGCAATCAAGTTTTGATGTAATGGATATTTACACACAAAAACTAGGTTACGCTTTAGCTAAAAAAACAGATCAGTATTTAGCACTTAAAATATTCGAATCTATTGCATTTAACTATGCAAATGGTACAGATGATGGCGCACAAGCAGGTAATACTATTGAGTTAAACACAACTCATGATGGAACAAATATTATCCAAGCAGGTGTTGCAAATATGTTAGAAGCTATCTATACTAATGACTCTATTGCAGATGACTACAATATGATCTTAACACCACAAACATATGCAAGTTTATTCAAATTAGATCAATTTGCAAACTATGATGGTGTAGGTTCATCATTTGGAAATGAAGTTCCATTTATTAGTGGCTTTGCAGGAAAACTTGCAGGTGTAAATGTTATTGTTTCAAATAACTTTATGCACTATGGTGCAGGTTCTGCCTCTTCTGCTCAATCAGCTACACCAGTAGGTAATTTTAGTGCTAATGGTGTTACTGACGAATCAGAAAAGTTATTAGGATACTTAATACATAACGACGCATTACATATTGCTTATGCTTCTGGCATGAAAGCTAGAGTACAAAGCGACTATCACCTTGCTTCATTATCTACAAGATTTGTAGCAGATAGTGTTTATGGATGCACAATAACAGGAAGTACAACAAGTGGAAATAAAAGAATTTTCGCTTTAGTAAGTCCTGCATCTTAATAGTTAAACTAAGTGGAGAGGATGTAATGTCCTCTCCATTTTTATGGAGAAATTATGAAATTATTTATTACTAAAAAAAATGGCACAAAACTGCAAAAAGAATTTGTAGGAGAAAATATTGAAAAAGCAAAGGCTTTAGGTTGGACAGAACAAGAAAAGAAGGTAGTTAAAAAAGACACTAAGAAAAAAGGAAAGTAGATGTTTAATAATAATACAGAAGTAGGAAATACTACGCTTGGACAGGTAGGATGCGCTTATACGAAAGATAGTTCCGATGCAATTAAACCACCTTCAGGTAAAGTCTTTGTTGCAATTACTATGTTAGCTGACACAGTTTTTGATTCGTCTGGTGGATTAATATCTGAAACTGCTACAAAATTTATAAATACTGAAACTGCAGCTAATGATGCCGCCGATGGTAGTGAAACAACTGGACAAGGTTCAGGCGGACAAGTAGTAGACTCAGTAACCTTTCCTAAAGGAGTTACTATCTTTGGTAGATGGACAGAAATAGATGTTAATTCTGGCTCTGTAGTAGCCTATATAGGTTAGTATGTTAGGATTAGGATTAGGCACATCTAAAGGTGGATTTGTAGATGCCCTCGCAGAGGTAACCAACACCAAATCAATAATATTTGATGGTGGCGATGAATTCATATCTATTGCAGACAATGCAAATTTAGGTGGTATGTCAGAGCTATCTATATCATTTTGGATAAAAATAGATGGTGATAATATATCTACAGGTGATGTAATTATAGACAAAGGACATTCAGATACATATCAGATCAAAATAAACTCAAATAATAGATTGCAAATTTTTGTTAATGGTGATAATATGAGTTCAAACAATGACTCTGTTCTTCATAATATTTGGAATCATATAGTATTTACTTATGATTCTTCAGGAAGTGGAGAGGGAAAAATATATGTAAATGGAAGTTTAGATAAGACTGATTCAAGTTTTAGTGGTTCAGCTATAGGTGATAATTCTAATGTATTAAAAATTGGAAATCATCAGACGTCATCAAAATTTTATGTTGGCAATATAGATGAGGTGGCTATATGGAATGATGTTTTAACTGCTACTGAAGTTGCACAAATCTACAATACTAATAAAGCAAATTTAGATTTATCTACTGACACAGGTAATTATTCATCAAGTGCTAATCTTAAAATGTGGTTAAGAATGGGCGATGAAGCATCTACAAGAGTAGTAGATGACAATGCTAACAACCTTGTAATACCTGATATGAGAAAAACATTCTTTACAGGTAAAAGTATAGATTTTGATGGTAGTGATGATTTTATAGATTGTGGAGATGTAAGTTTTATGAATAATGCTTCAGCACTTTCTATTTCATTTTGGGCAAGAGTCAATCAATTAGGAGTAATTCAAAATTTTTTTTCAAAAGATGCAGGTGATAATATTGATCAATTTAATATGAGAATTGCAAGTAATAATAAGCTTTTTATGGAAATAGAAAGAGATAATAGTTATGCTTCTGCATTTACATCTTCGGTAATTCTTTCTGATACAAATTGGCATCATTATGTAATTATTTTTGATGGTAGTCAAAGTGCGAGTACTGATAAGATTTCTTTATATGTAGACTCTCAATCTCAAACTACATCTGCAAGTGGCACTATTGCTACAACATTAGCAGATTTATCAGGTGTAAGTCTTTTGATTGGAAAACGAAGAACAATTGAATATGGAGGAAAGATTTGTGATTTTGCTATTTGGAATACAGTTTTAGATGCCAACACAGTAGCATCTATTTACAATTCAGGTGAGCCAAACAATTTATTATTATCTGCAAGTTATACAGCAGGTAGTGGTGTAGACAAGACAGCTAACTTACAAGCCTATTATAGAATGGGTAATGGCACTTTAGATTTGGATAGTTCTTCAGGATCATCAAATAGTGCATTACTTATTGCAGATCAAACCAATGCAACATTAGGAAGTGAATTAATAACTGATCCTACATTTTCTTTATCAGGAACTCAATCAGCAAGTACAACAGGAACTTATTGGGAAACAGGTGCAGATTGGAGTATAGGTAGTGGTGTTGCAACACATGATGGATCAGGAACATCAAATTTGAAAGCACTTGCTATTATAGATGATGATGGAATATATAAAATATCATTAACTGTTGGAGGAACATCTACACCTGAAGTTAAATGTCAAATTGGAAGCACATCAGATCATTCAGGTAATTTAGGTGTAGGAACACATACTTTTATTTTAAAATCTTCAAATGCACACGATGATTTAATTATAAGGCACGTAGGAGGTGCGCCAACAATAGATGATGTGAGTTGTAAAAAAATTCAAGGCAATGCAGGTGTAATGGAAAATATGAGTGCATTTGATATAGTAGATCACGCACCTAATCGTAATTCAGGCGATATGATTAATTTTGATGCGACATCCGATATAGAAACAGATACACCATAAGGAGAATAAATGTTTAGTAATAGAAAATGGGTAATAATAACTTTGGCTGACTACAATGATGAGCAGTTAGAAGAATTAGTATCTAATGCAATACAAACAAGTTCATCTACATTGAGAAAGTCAGTAGATGGAACTAAAGCAATATTGAAGTGGGATGGCGACACACCATCTTGTTTTGATGGTATGGTAACATACAATCACACACAAATATTAACCACTTTGGCGACATCAGAGTGGACAGTTGAGGAAACAGAATGAGCTTAATAGAATCAATAAAAGAAAATGAAGGATATAAATCTACCGTTTATACCGATACCCTAGGTTATGATACTATAGGATATGGCTTCGCAATTAAAGACTTAGAATTAGATGAAGAAGTTTGCGACTTAATACTAGATAAAAAGTTAGATAAACTTATAGATGCTACGAATAAGAAGTTTCCATTTTTAAGAGAATTGCCACAGGATAAATGTGAGGTAGTATTTGAGATGGTCTATCAGCTAGGTTTGAATGGTGTTAGTCGGTTTAAAAAAATGCTCAAAGCTTTAGAAAACAAAGACTATGATAAAGCTGCCGCAGAAATGTTAGACAGCTTATGGGCTAAGCAGACACCTAACAGGGCTATTAAACTTAGCAACCAAATGAAAAAATGTTAGATACTTTACGAACAGCAGGTGTAGGAATAGCAGGAAGCGCGTTGCATTGGACAGAATATGTGCCGCCGATAATGAGTGCTTTGGCGGCATTGGCAACATTAGTTTATATGCTTATTAAAATTAATAAAGAGATAGAATAGAGGTAGGATGGCGAAAGTTTTAAAAAGAGCAATCGTTACACCAGATAAACATTTTCCTTTACATTCACAACCTGCTATAAATTGTGTTATACAGACTATAGAAATTATAAAGCCTGACATATATGTAGATTTGGGCGATAGTGGAGAATGGGGTAACTTTTCGCATTGGAAATGGAAAAGAAAAAAAAGACCACCATTAGAAGTAATAATACCAACATTAGATCAAGACGTTAATGATGTTAATAAAGGTATGGATCAAATAGATGAGGCGTTAGATAAGGCAGGATGCGAAACTAAACACTTTATTGAAGGTAATCACGAACTATGGTTAGATCAGTTTGTAGAAGAACATCCTTACTTGCCTCAGTATAAGCCACAGAATTGTTTGAAGTTAAAGGAGCGTGGATATAAATATCATCCTTGTGGCAAGTTTTTAAAGATAGGTAAATTAAATTTTTATCATGGACATTTGTATGGAGGTCAGTATCATACTGCTAATCATCTAAGAAAGTTAGGTGCTAATGTTATGTATGGTCATTGGCACGACATCCAACAAATGAGTGCTACACATATAGACGGACAAAAGTCAGCTTGGAGTATAGGTTGTTTAAAAGATATGTCCGATGCTAGTAATGAGTGGTTAGGTGGTAGAGAGCATAATTGGTGTCATGGTTTTGCAATAGTAGACTTTTTTGAGAAAGGTTACTTTTCTGTACATCTTATGCAAATTATAAACGGAGTTACAAGCCTTTATGGAGAAAAGATAGATGGCAATGTCTAAACAAGAAATAGAAGCAAAAAAGAAGGAACGAGCTGCGGCTAGAAGGCTGTTAATAGATAAGTTGCGTTTTTGGGTAGGTGTATTTAGTGTGCCTACTATATTAATTATGGCTTGTATGTTGATTGCCGCCGCTTATTATCTTGGTGAAAGTCAATTAGCGGTTGTAACTGGTTTGATCTCTACAATTACTTTAGGATTGATAAATGTATTAACATCTATGGTCGCACCACCGCCACCTGAAGATCCGTTGGCAACAGTAGCAAAAGACTTAGTTCATCACTTGCAAGAAACAAACAAAAGTGCAGAAATTATGATGGATAAAAACCACATAAAAATAGGTGGTAATGGTATGAAAGTAGCAACAAGTAACGATAAAGATTTAGTATGGGGAGATGATGAAAAACCAAGAAAAAGGAAGTAACCATATTTACCATCAAAGAAAAGCTCAGTTAGATGCTTTAAATGGTGAATATAATGGATGGTGGATATATGAGTATTGTAAAGATGCAATAATTAGGTATCAGCCAGAAGGCAGATAATATGTTCATGCTTGAGGTATTATCATATTTAGTATCTGTTTTTTTAATAGCATTTCCAATTTGGATATTATATTTAGTATTTAAGGTTGGAGTAATACATATTATAGATAAATATAAGAAATGAACAATGTATCGGTATCAAATCTACCAGTTTTTTATATAGACAATAGAATAACCTTTAAGATGGAGAAAGTAATGAATTTTAATGAAATAAACACTTTATTAGACAAAGTCGGAGTAGATGGCGATGAAATTAAGAATAATTTTAAAGACGCTGTTGAAAAACAGATAAAAAAAGCTGAAGATAAAATATCTTTATCTGTAAAAGATAAAATTATGTATTATTTTGAAGATGAAAAAGGTAAGAAAATTTTAGTTGATAAAGTTAATAAAGCTATTGATATTCCATTTCTTTCTGAAAAGGTTGAAGAAAAGATTTTTACTATTATATTTGAAGTTATAGGTGGAGTTTTAAAGAAAGTTCTTAAATAATGAGTTTAACCAACAAAACAATAGCCAGTAGTTACAAAGACTTATTGCAGATAGACAATGGTAATAACGGTGTATCTACATCTACAAAGCAAATAAAGAGTGGTGATGGTACTAATTCTTGTGCGTCTATATCAGATGATCAATTAGCAATAAAGCCACAGAACGACAATACAACGGATGTTTTAACTGTTAAAAACGCAGGTGGTACAAACTTACTACAAGTAGATAGCACTAATACAAAAGTAAAAGCATTAGGGCAGTTTGTTAATACACAAGTAAAACAATTTATGTTATCATCTGTAAACTTTCAACCAACAACAACAAATTGGACTATGTTAGATTCTGTTGGTGGCGGAAGATTTAATACAACTGCACCAAGTATGGGTTCTGGATCAACGCCTGATACATCACTTACAATATCAACTACAGCAGATGATGTAGTGCAATGTTTGTGGTATTTACCGTTTAACATAACATTAAACCAAGTAATTGTTTGGTTTGGAGCTGATGTAAGTTCTGGTGATGATGTTCAATTTAGTTTAATGAGCTATGACATTGATACAAGTAATGGTAGTACAGGTGGTGATCTAAGTAACGGTACAGAAGTTGCAGTTTCACCATCAGCCATAGTAGGCGCAGGTTATGAACAAGCTTATTTTCAAACTTTAAATATAAGTAGTGCAGATGTAAATTTAGGTAAGGCAATAACTGCAAATGTCAAGATGGATGGAACTTCGGCTGATTTGACAATATCAATGCAGGTAATATACAGTTTAAGGAGCGCGTAATGGCAAATTTAAATACACAATTAGTGTTAAGTGCAAATGGTAAAGAGTTTGAATTTCAAAACTCTAGTACATATAATGAAATATTTAATGTTGAACAATCGGTATCTGAGGTTGATAATTTTGTTCGTTTAATAGCTTTTGATCCATTATCAGATGGTGGTACTGCAGGTGTTATAGAAAATCCACAGTTTATTTGTGTTTATAATTCTTCAAATCAACCTGCAGAAATTCAACACATAGTACAAGGCATAACTTCAGGAGCAAGTGATACAACAGGCGCGACAGATGGCAACATACAAATGCTACTTAGACCTTTAGAATATTACATTATACCTCACGCTATGCTTGTTAATTATAATGCTACAACTTCAGCTATGAATGGAACTACGGTTGCTGTAGATAATGCAACTCCAGATTCTAATATGTATGGTGGAGTAACAGCTTTTGTGGATGGATCAGGATTGGCAAGTGATGCTTCTGCTACGTCTTTCGATATAGATGATAATGCAGGTTCTCCATCAGGAACAGCAGGATTGTTTAAAGTAGGAGATTTAATTAGAATTGAAAATGAGATAATGGAAATAACAGCTATAACAGACTCTGGTGGTACTGAAGATACTTTAACAGTTAAAAGAGGTCTATTTGGTTCAACTGCCGCAACACACGCAGATAATACGCAAATAAGACTTCCATTTTTTAATAATTTTGACGATTTTAATACATATTCTACAGCATCTACTGATGTGTCAGGTAACTATAAGTCTACAAACTTTTTTGCTAAATATAGAACTGTTGCATCTAGCACTCTAGATGGTTTGTGTAGAGGTACTGTAGCTATTAAATTTTTTGAAGCAGGATTTCAAGAGTTTGGACTTTCAGGTATTACATCAGCAACAAAAACAGGTTTAACTGCATCTACACAATACTTTGTTAAAATTGGTATAGATGGAGCGACAGCAGACGAAATATCAATTACAACAGATTCTAGTATAGATACTTTTGGTGGTGCAAATGGTTTTGTAGCAAAATTACAAACTGCTATAGATGCTTTATTTTCAGATGCTAGTAAGAATAATTTTCAGAAAGGAGCGACAGTATCTATCGTAAACGGAGATATAAGGGTAACCTCAAAGCAACATCTTTCTACATCCGCTATCGCGCTAACAGCAGGAACAAGTGGTTCAGACACAACAACAGAAATATTTGCACAAGCAATAGGTAGATTACCTGCAGCACCAGAAGGAGCAGTAGCAGCCAAACTTCCTGATGATAATATTGTAAAAGATGGAATATCAGTTCCTAACTCTGAAGCATATTTAATGGATGATGGTTTTGGAAACTTGATTGGAGGATCATTAACACAAGGTAGCGGAACAATAGATTATGATACAGGTGCTTTGACGCTTTCAGGATGTCCAAGTAGAGCAGACTTTGTTTTTTCTGCTAATGGTAATTCAGGACTAGCTTGTGGCGGCAACACACAATTAAACACTCTTACAAGTATAAGAGCAAGAAGTACAAGTAATAAAAGAAAAGCGAAAATACAGATAATAGCATTTAATAAATAAGGAGAATAGATATGCCAAGTCATTATGGAAAGAAAATGAATAAAGGTAAGAAAAAGAAAAAAGGAATGAAAAAGCGTAAGTGAAATGGCTAAATATAGAGGCAGAACAGTTCGTTTAAATAAACCTTCTAGAATACGAAGAGGACAACCAGGTTTTGGTCGTAAAAAGTCGCAAGTATTTGTTAAGGACAAAGGTCGAGTAAAAAGAATTACGTTTGGTGATCCTAATATGAGAATTAAAAAGTCAAGTCCTGCTAGAAGAAAGTCTTTTAGAGCTAGGCATAGATGTGCAACAGCAAAAGACAGAACTACTGCAAGATATTGGTCGTGTAAGGCTTGGTAAGAAATGGCTAGAAAAAAAAGAAAAAAAAGTAGAGTAAATGAAGCAGGTAACTATACTAAACCTACGATGAGAAAAAGATTATTCTATAGGATTAAAGCAGGTTCTAAAGGTGGTAGAGCAGGTCAATGGAGCGCAAGAAAAGCGCAGATGTTGGCTCGTGCTTATAAAAAAGCAGGTGGAGGTTACAAGAAGTAATGGCGCTTAGAAAATCACAAAGGTCATTAAAGAAATGGACTTCTCAAAAATGGGATTATGTAAGTAAAGGCGACAAGAAAAAGCCTAGAAGAAAAAGAGGTAGATACTTACCTGCGTCTGTTAGAAAGTCAATGACAGCCTCACAAAAGGCATATGAAAATAGAAAGAAACGAGCAGCTAGTAGAAAAGGTAAACAAAGAGCTAAATACTCTAGGTCTACAAGAAGAAAGATGCGAGGTAAATAATGGCAATAGCATATTGTACAGATAGAGAATTGAAAGACGTATATCCACATATTGATGACTTCGACAATAAGACACCTATATATGGGTTTGAGAATACAGATACAACTAATCAATACCAGGCAAATAATACTGGATTAATAACTCATTTGTTTTTTGATGGTATAAAAGGTACATCTGTTACAGACTCTCCTAATGCAACATATGAGTATAATTATTCTTCTACTACAGATTCTGTGCAAGTTTTTCACGCTACAAAGAATCCTAATGATATGCTTATAGAGGCAGGTGAAGATTGGGCGACTTTAAAACAAAGATATAGAGAAAACGCATCAAGATATTTAGAAAGCAAATTAGATAAAACTTTGCCTAGAGAACAATTTAAAGACAAAGATGGTAACTATGACTATATAATTGTACGAACAACAGCATTACTTGCCACAGTTTTTCTTATACGTTCTCATGATCCTACATCTGAAGTGGCATCAAATATGATGGAGGAAGCACAAGCTGAGATAGATAAATTAAATAGTGGTGATAATGTGTTGTCTTGGATGAAAACCGCAGACAGCTCAAAAGGAATAGTTAGAGAAGTTTCTGTAAGTGGTGGCTTAAAGATAGTTGATACTAGAGGTAGATATTATGGCGTTTATGATAGAGTAGGAGTGAAAATTACTACAGGTGGTGCATTAGGTACTGCTAAATACTCTGTATGGCGCAAAGATAGTGAAAATTTAGGCGCAGAAAGAATGAATAATGGTTTACCTGCAGACTTTGCTGATGAGGTGATAAATGGACAATATCAGTCTTTATCTGGAGGTTTAGAAATACGCTTTGGTGGCGACACCGCAGATACTGCAACACTAGGAGATAAATGGGAAATAGAGTTGTCAGGATATTTTGAAGAAGTAGATAATGCTTCTAGTATGAGATCAGCAAGGATGACTAGATTATAATGCCAGTAACATTTACAAATAATTGGAAGAATATAGTAGATAAACTACAGTCTATTTTGAGAACTGAGTTTGGCGGCAGTATGCCTGTATATAGAGGTATGCAAAAAACTACAGGTAATCAATATTTAAGATTAGTTCCTGTAAGTAGTGATTTGTTAAATTACAATTCAACAAGTGAAACTAGGGAATTTACTATACAAGTTTTATATTACTTTTTTGAGAAGAATATGAGAGAAACAGCTTTAGATCATGTAATGAGAATGACATCAAGAATTGAAGCATTGATACATGATAATATAACTATGACACTTGCAGATAGTTCAACATCGTTTAATTGTAGATTTAATACTACAACTTTAAACGCAGACGAGGAAGAAGAGGCATATGTTGTTGAATGGGAATGGAAAGGTCAGCATTTAGGAAATGTAACTTAGGAGTATTATGAAAGTAAAATTAAAAGCAAATGAAAAAATATCATCCATGAATAACTATTGTGGTTTAAATATGGATGATTGGACAGCCTTAAATCAGGGCAAAGAGGTGGAATTAGATGAGATTCCAAAATTAATAAAAGAACAAGTAGAGATAGTAAAAACTAACTCTAAAGATAAAGGAGAGAAGTAATGGCTAACGCAGCATTTTCACCTAGAGATTTTAAGGCTTGGATCATAGAAGAAGCGACTCCTGGAACAATTCCTACTATAACATCAGGTTTGTATCAGTTAGATGTAGATTCGGTATCAATGCCATCTCTTAATGTGAATCAATTATTAGATGTAAGAACAAGTACAGGAAGAGTATTGAGTAGTGAGGATTTCTTCCAAGATAATAAAAATAGAGTAACAGAAGTATCTTTATCAGGTATATTTCACAAAGATATAGGTCATACTATGTTATTACAGAATGTATGTGGTGCAAGTATGGGTTCTGTAGCAGATGTATCATTAGCTTACAACGCTACTGGAGTTACAGGGAAATATGGAACTGCTCAGAATGACGCAACTTTTACATTGGTTTTAGCTTCACCTGATACTACAGATGGATTTAATTTAATAGTTCCTGGAGCTATGTGTACTAATTTTCAAATAAGTGCAGACTCTACTGCTGATGGCGGTGTTTATAAATTTAGCGCTACTATACAATCAGGCAGAATACCTACTCTTGATGACACAACTACAGAAGCAGGAACAGCTTATACTGCAAATCCTATTTCTATATCAACATTAACAACAAAAAAGGTTTATAGTGCAGATGTGATCTTGTCTAATTTTGGCGTAACCATAGATAGTCCTGCTGTATATGCAGGTACTTCTGCTAATGGATACGAAGCATTTACTAGAGGTGCTGAAATTTCAGTTACTGCAACTGCTCAATCAAAGTATGATTCTGCAACAAGAGGCTTTATAAATTCTTTTGACGGACAAGTAGCAGGTGGTCATGATGCAGCCGACTCATTTACAATGACACAATCAACTGCAACAGACTGTTCTATTGATATACCTAGCGCAGTTTTAACAAATACTGCATTGAGTGAAGGTGATATTATGATGATAGATACAGAGTTAAAAGCTGTTAATATTGGTTCAGGTAATGTAATAACTTTTGACTTAGCATAATAAAGGAAAATAATGAAAGAAATAAAACTTAAAAATGGTAATAAGATAAAGTTAAAACAATTAACTTTAGATGATAGAGATTACTTACTAGATAATACACAATACGTCATAGATAATGGTGAGATTAAAGAGGTAAAAATGATGCACTCTACTCTCACCAAATATCTAAGAAGAGGTATAGATGGCGACACATCTGATAAGACATTGATGGATATGTCATTTGAAGATAGAGTTGAAATATTCAAAGCTATACAAGGAAATATGTTGTTGGGGGAAGAGAATCCCTCAAGCTAACTCTTAACATTCTTAATGAAAGTTGGTGCGAGGGTTGTCAGTACCATAATTTTCCTTACATAGCTACGCCACCTATAAGTGGTGCAAAACCACGACAGTTTAAGTGTATGGATGATGTATGGACAGTAGTAGATTTATTAGTAGAGGAGGTGAAAAAGTTTAATAGTGAGGGTAAGAGCTTTGATGTTGGTAAGTCTGTTAATGCTCAGCTACCCTTTTTTACTTGCAAAAACTTATTTCATTCTTCAAAGAATCAAAAAGATATACAAAGATACATCTATTGCCAAGATTTTAATATTCAGCCATATCCAGGTAGCTATGGTGAACAACCTTTTAAATGGATAGAAAAAGCATTTATAATTAAGAGTACATTAGCAAAATTGAACAAGGATAAGATAGAAGATGTCAGAACAAAGCATAGTAGTTAAATTTAGAGCCACAGGTGATGCCGCGCTTAAAAAAGCAGTTATTGATTTAGAAAAAGCAACTGCAGCTTTAAAAGGAGAAACATCTAGACTTAAAGGTGTTAGCGATCAACATAATACAACTATGTTGAGGCAACAAAAAAACGCTTCTGGACTATCAAGATCATTTGCTACTCTAAGAAATAAAATGTTATTGTTTAGCTTTGCCATGTCTTTAGGTGGTAGACAGTTAATTAGGTTTACAAGAGATGCCGCTAGAGTTGATACTATGTCAGATGCTTTTTCTAGTATGGTTGGTGGTACACAAAATGCAGAAATAGCTTTAAACAAACTCAAAGGTGCAACAAACAATACTATGTCTGAGTTTGACTTATTCCAACAAGCAAACAATGCTATGGTGCTAGGTATAACTAAAAACTCTGATGAGATGGCAGTTATGTTTGACAAGGCACAAAAACTAGGTGCAGCTTTAGGTAAAGATACAAGACAATCTGTCGAATCTTTAGTTACTGGTATTGGTCGTCAATCAAGGCTGATGTTAGATAATATTGGTATTATCGTAAAAACAGACGAAGCGTATAAGGACTTCGCAGATGCTAACAATACTACAGTAGCGGCTTTATCAGATACTGAAAAAAAACAAGCATTTTTAAATGCTACTTTAGATGCCGCAGATACAAAGTTAGCCGCTTTAGGACAAAAGTTTGGCGATACAGGTGATGAAATTTTAACTAATGAACAACAATTACAAAGAATTGATGCAAGTTTAGCAAATTTTACAGATACTATAGGTAGAGCATTTATACCTGCTATAGAACCTGCAGCAGATTTAATTGTTGCATTTACAGAGTCTGTTGATCCTGAAGATGTAAGAATTTTTACAGCTTCTATAGTTACAGGAACAGGAGCTATATTGGCTATTAATGCAGGTACTACGATAGGAACTACTGCTGTTAATTTATATAGAGGTGGATTGGTTAAGGCAACAATAGCTATGAAAGGCTTTACTATAGCAATGTTGAAAAATCCTTTTGGAATAGCCGCAATAGCCATAGCAGGAGCTACAGCGGCAGCATTGAAACATTCAGGTGTTTTGAAAAACATGGATGATACAATGAATAAGTTGATAGGCACTTCTAAAGAATTAACTGGAGAGTTTAATAAAGATGTGTTTGTAAAAGCTTCAGAAAATGCAGTTAAAATGGGTATGGCTTTAGAAAAACTTGAACTTTCAAACAAAAAACTATCTGACAATGAAAAGAATAGAATTTTATTAGAAAAAGAACATGAATTATTATTAAATCAACAGTTATTTATACAAAAAGCCTTAGGCGAGGATACTCAAGAATATTCAGATATTTTGTTCAAACTTATAGAAAATGAAACAAGAAGAAATGAATTAGCTCAAAAAATAGCAGAAGATACAGAAAAAGAAGCAGAAGCAACAAAGAAAAAAAACGATGCAAACAAAGATGCAAATGAAAAACTATTAGAAGAAATTGAACTATTACAAGCAAGAAAAGATAATTTTGGTGATGAATTAGGTTTTTTAGAAGCTGAAATTGAAATAATGCAAAAACAAGCAGATGCTCTTGGAAATACTAATGAAGCTAAAAAATTACAATTAGAAATTGATATAAAACAATTAGAATTGGATGAAAAAAGAAGTGAGCGTATAATAGAAGAAACTATTAAAACAAAGTTATTAAAAAGTTCTATAGACTCTATGTCAAGTGCATTGGCAAGTGCAGCTTTAAATGGAGATCATATGGGAAGACAAATAGAAAAAGCTTTAAAAAGAATTGCAGCACAAATATTGGCTAAGGCAGGTGCTTTTGCTTTGCTTACTGCTATTTTTCCTGGAGCTGCAGCTGCGGCAGGTTTAAAAGGTATAAATCCATTTGCATTTGCATTAGGTTTAAATACTGCTCATACAGGTGGCTTTATAAAAGACAACAAGGTTCAAAAGTTTGCTACAGGTGGAGTTGTTCAAGGTGAGGATAATGTACCTATTCTTGCTCAAAATGGCGAGTTTGTTATGAGTAGAAATGCAGTAGAGTCTGTAGGTATAGAAACTATGAATAGGATTAATCAAACTGGCTCGGCAGGTGTTACTGTTAATGTATCAGGCAACGTGATGTCGCAGGATTTTGTAGAAGGAGAACTTGCAGAGAGAATAAAAGAAGCAGTCCGTAAAGGCTCTAACTTTGGGATGTCATGATAAATAACGAAAAATTTAACCTAGCTACAGGCGGTAATACCTATAATGTAATGCCTTTAGTAATTATTACGTCTAATTCAGGCTTAAAATGTTTTTCAACACAATCTTTTAGTATTGATATACCATTTGCCGATCCTCTTAGTTTTGATCCATTACTTCTTAATGTATCTTCTATAAAAGAGTCGGTAGATGTCGAAACTCGTAAATACAAAACATCATCCGTAACTGTTACACTTTCTAATTCTAAGTATCTAGGTAGACGTTTAAGTGATAGTTATGTAGATTTAATAAATGGTGATGTGCAAATTTTTTTTAAAACACAAAACATTAACGACCTTACACGAGCTATGTTGGTTTATAGAGGTACAGTAAGAAGAATATCTCAAACTGACACCACTCTCACTTTAAATGTAGAAGATGCTTCAGAACAAAAAGTACATAAAGATATACCAGAAAGCATAACTAGCGAAATAGATTTTACATCTAAATTTAAAAACAAACCTTTTCCAATGGTTATAGGTAAGGTTGATAGATCGCCTTGTGTAACATCATTTGGAACTACAGGTGAATATGACTTAGATGAAGATGGAGAGTTAGATAATTATGAGTTTGTAAGAGATGTATTTGCTGATAGAAAAGAATTATCTAAAATTATTTCGGAAAACGTACAAGTAGGAAGAAATATAATTGGATCAACATCTTTATATGTAGAATCCGACGATACTTATGTAGGAATATATCCACGAACTGTAATTGATTTTGATAATGGATTAAACGCAGGACATATAAATTTTACAACTTTAGCCACTAATAATGGTTTTTGTTTTGTTAATTTATTTAACGATCAACCAGAACCTAATGAAGATGGTGAAATTACTATAGAAGAATTAGCGAAAAATGATACTGCGGCAAACAGAGGTAGAGTTTTAGTTCATCGCAAAGAAAATAAAATTGAAAGAAAAATAGAAAATATTGGCGTGGATGGTAATTTTGAATTTACAAGTGGAACTGTTCAAGATGGAGTACTTATTCCTGACGTAAATTTGAATTTTGATAGAATAAATGACG